GCCACGATCTCCTTGGACTTCATGAAGAACGTAACCTCCCTCGTCCTCCATCATCTTGTCAAACGCTTGTTCAAAGTTAGCCAACGGCTTGACCTCTAAAGTATGCAGTCCCCTCAATAACCTCGACAAGTTCAGGAGGCAAGAGTAGACCATCTTTGAAACACAAGACAGCAAACCCCTGACACCAGGGAACGGGATTGTCTTCGATGTAAGCAAACTGGTTTCCGGTTGGATCGGCTAGCATCCCTGTTGAGACCCCGTACCTTCTCCCGCGATAGTCGCCCCAGCCCTTGACCTCTAAAAGATGGGTATGCCCTGAGACCGTAGAGATACCCGCTTTTAGTGTGTTGTTATAACCTGAGTGGATACCGCCGTGTTGGAGTCTATGCTTAATCATGCAAAGGTCGTTGACCATGACCGACCAACTTACAGACCACTCAGGAATATGATCTTTAAGACATGTTCCACCGATCCCTCTGTACTCAGGAACCGCGCCTGCTAACCGCTTGTCGAACCGGATGTCATGGTTGCCTGTTGTTCGATGTAGGAAGGTTCCTAGACCTTTACAAGCCTTCACGATCTGATCCATATGCCACTGGACTGCTTCTAGTTCGTCACGAAGGTTTGTAACGGGTTCCCAGTCCATCGCGCCGTACTTGGAGATAGTCCCGCCATCGAGGATGTCGCCGTTTGCAATGACTGCTTTAGGCTTTAAGGTCTTGATGAGTTTTAAAAGGGCTTTGAAGCCTACAGAAGGCTCCCCAGGCATGAAGTGAGCGTCAGAGAAAACAAGGACATAACCTTCGGTTTCTAGGGTTGCTCGCCTGCGATTCTCTGGTATGGTGAAACGACCGTCTTTTGTGGGTAGAAGAATGTTGTATTTCTTCTCAATCGCCCTTCGTCGCTCGTATACATTACGAAGGGCAAGACCTATGCGATCTGCAATCTTTGTTGGGCTTCCTAACTCTTGCCAAACTCGGATGAACTCTTCATCTTCTGCCTTTTTTTTCACGCCAAGCTCCCCGCTCTATGCTCTGGATCATCTTGCGCGGAATCACCAAAGACTGAGCAATTGAGTCGTCAGTCAATGACTGACAAATTTTCACGCCCTGCTTGTTCTCTGCAATCAAGAAACCTACAGAAACAACAAGCGGAACCTGAAATTCCCTGGCTTTCTCTGGGCTATCACCCCAACCCAGAGTGTCGTGGCAGGCATCTTCCCAAACTACTTTAACTATCGGAAGATTGTGCTTCATTTTTCTTATCTTTTATGGCATGGAACCATTTCCAGACAAGCCAGCCGGACTGTAACACAATGTAGAGCAAGGTAGCAACTGCCACCCATTCATTCAAAGTCAAACCACCTACAGTTACCGCTGTTGTTATCGCTACCGGTGGCGCAGCTTTTGCAACTTCTGTAAGTACATCTGACTTTTGTTCCGGAGACATGACAGCACCTATGGATAGAACGGACTGGTTGGCGATACGGTTACTGAATTGTTGTTAGTAAGCGTCCAAGGACTACCGCTGTTAGCTGTTGAATTATCCTTGATCGTTGATGACTGACAAGTTAATAAAACCGTGTTTGATACGTTTGTAAGTGGTGAAGTCGGTACAGAAACACTAGACACAGACGTTCCAACCCTCCAGCGTAGATTAGAAATCTTACCGCTGAAATTATTGCTGTTAGCACCTGATAACCTTCTACCAACTTGAGCAACGCCGGTACGTCCCCACGAAAACCCTGAATTGGTTGTGAATTCTTGGTTTCCGTCTATCCAAATTCTTAAGCCACCCGTCCCCGTAAAACCATAACTAGCTGCCACATAAACCCATTGGTTTGCCGCAACCCCATTGGTAGTCTTGTAAGACGCGTAAAAGCCGCTAGATGGCCTGTAAACAATGATCTTATTCGTGCCTGACTCAATAGCTAATTCCATTGCGCCAGTAGCATAAGTGCTATCCATTGCTACATTAAACAAGGCTTCTGTAGAGTCAACCGTACCTGTCACATAGATAAACATTTCAATCGTCCAGTTGCTTGTGCCGGACGGAAGAAATGCAGAGCTACTTGGTGTGCTTAAATAACTTGTAGCGCCGTTAAAGACGTACGAATACTCACCATCAACAATGACATTAGACGCTGCTGGAGAAAAGCCTCTAGCCGATCCAGCGCCAAATGCAGACAAGACAGGCATTATGCAAACCTCGTCTGCGAGGCAAGCGCAGTAAACGAACCTGACCCTACCTTGATAAGCGTATAAGTGTAGACATCAATGCCGTTCGTGTTACCTGATGTAGGCGCAGAACCACCTGACCACTTAGGTACAACGCTAGAACTGTCTACCGTGAGCGCACTGGCGTAGTAAGCAGGGCTTCCCTGTGTGGCTAGGAATGTTACCGTTACGCTTTGGCCCGTGGACATGATGCTGTTAAGCGTTGTTGAACTATTGCCTCTGATGTTCAACGTCCAGTTACCAGAAGCATTGTTGGTGTAGTACAGGATTGACTGCGTAGATACGTCAAAGTCAACCGTACTTGAAGCAGCGCTTGCAGCAATGGTTACTGTCTCAGCGGCAGCAGATAACCGAACCTGCATGGTTGTCCCGCTAACACCAAGCACCAACTGATTAGCAAACGATACATTCTGGCTTGCATCAATTGTTAGAGCATTTGTGCCATTAGTCTGCAAGTTAAGGATGTTGGTATTGTCTGCCGTAGAGACAATGCCAATCCCTGATGTAGCGTTGATTGTGTTAGCCATTTTGAGCTACCCAAGAAGTTGTATCTTCATCCCAACTGTACATCTGACCGTCAGTCGGCATGGCTACAGGAGGCTCCCACTGTGCGTCTGCATTAAGCGTCCATGACGGAAAGGGCTGCGGAGGAACAAAAGCATCTATGTCTGCTTGGTAGGTGTAACCAATACCAGCGTAATTCTTACGCATGTTTCCGTTGTAGGAGGTTTGCTTCCAAGTTCCACCAAGAATCTTCTCAAGGTGCGCTGCGCCGATATGCTCCTTCTCAACGCCAGAAGCATCGCTGGTGTCTTTGTTGTCAACTACCACCACCTGAGTGACGATGTTGTTTTCATCAATCTTTGCGAAGTGAGCCATCACGCCTCCAGCTTTAATCCAGTTAAGTCCATTTCTTCCCCGACAACACCGACAGGAAAGGTATTAAACGATAGTGAGATTCTTGTGTCATCGCCTTTGACTTCAGGAACCATATGCGTCAGTGACGAAGGAAACAGAATCAACTTACCTACATTCGCTTCAAACCACCATGACTCTGAGTTGTACGGGTTCCATTGCTCTGGCGGGAACTTGATCTGCTGCCAACCATCACGGTAGAAGTAAATCTTGTCGTTGGCATTGGTTTGCACATAAAACACGCCACTGATATAGCTATTAGGATGTGCGTGTTTGTGGTGATATTGCCCTGGCTCCGAGTAATTGCACCAGCTTTGAGTGACTCTCAGGCTGACATTGTGCTTGGGATTGACTGTGCTTTTGAAATAATCCGATACCGCATCTTCTATGAATGAACGCAGGCTTGTCAGCGCAGGATCACGCAATACAAAGTTGTTGGTAGACGTGGTGTTACCCATGTTAGGTCTTGTTTGCAGTTCACGGATGAAGAACAACTCCTCATCGCTCAGAGGTCTACCAAGCTCTGCAAAGCCTACAGGGGTGGGGAATAAGTTATGCAACTGCACGTTCAAATTCCTCACGGGCAATGCCCATCTCTTTTAACTGATCGTCGGTGTAGATCGTTGGGATGCTGTCCTCAAACTCTCTGATCTTGTCAATAACCCAATACACTTCTTCTATGCTTGGGCATGGCCGTGGATCATCCCATCTCGTGAAGACGTTGTTTGATATTTCCCACTTAGCTCCAGGCCTAAGTAGGTGCATGGCTGTGTCAATGCCAAGGAATTTGTAAACTTTTGTAGTCATGTTATTGATTGATTTTGATGATTACGATACCGGAGCCGCCTGATCCAGCAACACCATAACTAGTGCCGCCCCCGCCACCACCACCGCCACCGGTATTGCCTGTACCAGATGTTGCCGGGGCATTGTTTTCCCATCCACCAGTTCCACCGCCACCACTGCCCCCTGTATTAGCTGGCCCTGTAACTCCTCTACCACCACCACCGCCACCGGCGTAAGTTACAGAAGAACCAGATATGGAAGAAGATGTTCCATCCCCACCATTCCCGCCAGCATATGCAACAGGGCTAGATGTTCCATTTGATCCAACAGCAGAAGCGCCTCCTCCTCCTCCTCCTCCAGTAGTATTCCCTACAGCGCTGCCACCATTATTACCTTGTGATGGGCTTGTTGAAGGAGTATTCCCATTTCCAGCCGCTATTGGAGCAGGAGTACCTGAAGATGGGTAATTACCTCCTCCGCCGCCTCCTGAACCACCACTTAAACCAGCGGTTAATACTTTCCCACCCCCACCGCCTCCATTTGATGTAATAGAGCTAAATATAGAATTATTTCCTGATGTTCCGCTTGATTTAGGAGTTCCTGTTCCAGCCGATCCCCCACCTCCAACAGTAATCGTGTAATCTGTCCCTGCTGTAACGCTTAATCCTGTTCCAGTTCTAAACCCTCCAGCACCACCACCACCTCCTAAATCAAAACCACCCCCGCCCCCGCCAGCAACCACAAGATAGTCAACGCTGGTCACACCTGTCGGGCATTTCCAAGTGGTAGTGCCTTTGAACGTAAATACGGTTTGGCTTGGTACGGTGTACTTGAGGATAACAATTCCGGAGCCACCTGCGCCACCTGAAGAACCCCCTGATGGGCCTGAACCCGCTCCACCACCGCCACCACCGCCTGTGTTAGCTGTTCCAGACTGAGCAGCAGGCCCGCCATCTGTTGCTGAACCATTACCACCACCGCCAGCACCGCCAGTTCCTGCGGCTGTACCATTAGGTGTATAGCCACCTCCACCACCACCACCGGCATAGGTAACGGAAGATCCAGTAATTGAAGATGCTGTTCCGCTACCACCGTCTCCTGCTTTTGTTGTTGTTGCATTTTGCCCAGCCGCTGATGCCCCACCGCCCCCTCCGGTACTTGAAGGTGATCCGACACTGTTTCCACCGTTATTTCCTTGAGAAGGGCTTGTGGATGGCGTGTTGCCTGCGCCACCAACAAAACCAGCACCCCCGCCCGCGCCACCACCAGAACCTCCACTGTTGCCAGGGAATCCTCCGCGCCCTCCACCACCGCCACCAGCAGACGAAATAGTGCTAAAAGGAGATGGCCCTGCAATTGATGAGGTGCCTCCAGCAGACCCATCTGCGGCGCTTGGTTTTATTGCTGCTGCTCCACCATTTCCAACGGTAATTGTGTAATCCGATCCTGCCGTTACTGCCAATCCTGTGCCTGTGCGGAATCCACCTGCGCCGCCTGCACCACCAAAGTTAGTTGCACCCCCGCCACCACCAGCAACAACCAAATACTCAACCTCTGTAACACCAGTAGGGCAAGTCCAAGTAGACGTAGCGGTAAAGGTTTGGACGATGGTGTATCCAGCCGAGCCTCTAAAGGCAGCGGCAATTATTGCCGATAATGCGCCAGCCATCAGGTTACTCCCGCTCCAGAAACATACCAAGTATCGGTTGCCACCTTCAGTAAGGTAGCCATACCTTTTGTTGCCACTGTCCTATTGCCCGTTGCGCCGTTAGCAAGCTGAAACGTCACACCAGCACCAGAAATTGTAAGATTTCCAGAGTTGTTATTGACTACAAGAATAACGGTTCCTACGTCAATTGCTGTTGTCGCATTTGTGTTTACCGTAAGGGTAGCAGTAGAGCCGCCCGTAAAGTAAATATGCTTGCCAGCGTCTGATGCCGCTACCGTCGTATTTGTACTCTGCGGTGCGTTTATATAACCAACCGTAAAAGTCTCATCAGGAAACGTAACCGTCCTGTTAGCAGACAAAGTAGCCGGTGTTAGCGTCGTTGCATAAGAACTTGTCCCTCCAGCCCTACCAGCAACCACAATGGCATCTTGCGTTGACGCAGCCTCAGACCTAACCGCATTAGCAGCCCTGAAGGTTTGCGCTGCCGTAAAAGTATTTGCCGACCCTGTAGACGGTACTGAAGCAAATGTAAGATTGCCTGAACCGTCTGTAACAATAGCTTGGTTTGCACTTCCATCAGTCCCTGGAAGCGTAAAGGTCGTATTCGATGAGGTGTTAGCAGACTGGAACGTAGTCGTTCCTGTTCCAGACGCATTACCTTGTAGCTTAATCTTACTCATATCGCTTCCTTAACCTAAAATCATCCAGGCTTGGCCTGTGCCGACGGTGACTGAATACCCTGCTGCAACCGTCACCGGTGACACCGATAGACCGTTGGTGTTGCTTGAAATAGTGTAATTCTGGCTAATCTGAATCTGCGACTCAAGAACTGGGCCACCCGATCCACCACCCCCGCCAGTAGCCCAAGAAAGATT